CCCAGAACATCACCATGGTGATCGGCTGACTGGAAGTGTACGTCAGAACCCTTGCGGTAAGCGCCCCAATGTTTACCAGTTTCATCTTTGAAGTGGTGTTCTTGACCGTCCTTCAGTTTAGCGATAGCTTGGTGATGTTCTGGGTGTAGTGGAATGCTAAAGTCATGGCCATGCTCAACATGCTTCATTGTGCCCCATGAATATTTATTAGTTACTACTTTTCCATCACCCTTGTAACTCGCCTCGTCTAATTCTTCTTCTGATAGCTTCTTAAGACCACGCTCAATACCAGTCTTACGATTGGTTTCGGCATGTTTAGCCTTCTTTTTAAGATCGCTTCCAGGAGCAGCTTTATCGCCTACGCTTTTAGAGATGGCCATACTACCAGCTGCCTTACCAACATAAGAAGCTACTGTAGAACGCTTTAACTCATCAATCTGCTCTTCGTCCAACTTAGTGGAAACTGCAAATTTATGTAGAGTTCCAACTTTCTTAGAGTCATATGAGTCATGAGATTGGCGAACGTGGACTTCTTTACCGTTGTTATGAACAACTTTACCATGTACCTTATCGCCAGTCTTTGGCTCATAATAGTCCATATGTTGACCAACAGTCATATGCTTTGCCATGTCTGGATGCATCTTACCTTGTGATGCAAACTCGCGATGGTTGGCTTCTTCAAGAGATTTTGGAGCGAGCATGCTTTGCTTGGCAAGTTCCTTAAATCTCTTAAGACCCTTCTTATGAGTCAATGATTGTTCTTCAGTTTCTTCATGCACTTTTTGTTCTCCCTTAATTCTTGGATGTTCCCAACCTTCTTCAGTGTCTCTACCAATGGAATTCTTACTGATTTTAACTAAGGAAGTTCTGAAACCCTTTTTCTTACCCTTTGATTCTCCATCTTCTTTGCCAGGAGCAGAAGTTAACGTTGGAATTGAATCGTCACCAGATGGTTGTTCAACGCCTTCTTTAACTGTCTTTTGACCATCCTTATCCTTTGGGTCAACAATGTGTTCTTGACCTTTGAAGAATTTGAACTTTCTCTTATTAACAGGCTTATCAGTTTCTTCTTTGATATGTTCACCATTTACCCAGTGGTCTGGTCTAACACCACCCATATGTAATTGTTGCTTCGCTGAGCGAGCATGCTCAGCGCTTGGGAATTTGAAGTAAGTGGCTTTATCACTATGGCCATTGTGTTTTGCACCATGGCGTTCTAATACTTCTTTAATGTGTGGGTGGCGAGAAATAGGTTCGTCATGGTGAATGCCTAATTCATGCTCTTCAGCTTCTTCATTCATACTAGACTTTTTCTTGGCAGCCATGTAAGCACCAATTGCCATTCTACGACGTTCTTCTTTAGACTTATTCACGAAACGTGGATTTGTTGATTTGATGAAGTCGTTGATGTAGGCAGAAGCACCCATTGCTGCAGTTAAATGTTCATCCAACTCTTCGGCAACTACATTTAGGTGTTTTGCGTCATGCACTTTGAATCCCATCTTCTTAAAGTAGCGTTTACCATTTAATACAGCAAGAGCCTTAGTCTTTGCAGTTGTTTTAATAAAACGCTCTGTTGGTTCACGTTTGCTTTCGTGTTTGTGATCAGGTTCTGAGCAAACAACAACTACACGGTGAGTAGGAATAACTTCTTCCTTCTCTTTCTTGGCAGCTTCCTCAGTCATTTGTTCTTTTTCGTCTTTGTCTAATGTTCCATCTGTTTCTTTAGCTGGACCATTACGCTTGGTCATGTTCATGACCATGTCTTTGAAAGTTTTCTTTTCAACTTTCTTTGGAGGAATAGTTGTTTCCTCATGAAGACCCATACCCTTACGCACATCATTATACATTGCGTCTTTGTGTGCTGGTTTCATTGAAGAAGGAGCACCTTTATGGAATTCTTTTTTATTTCCAGCGGCAGCATGTTCGCGCATCTTGCTTGCTGAGATACCTTCAGAACCTTCTGAATCAGGATCACGTTCGCCAGATGAGTGAACAGTAATCTTCTTAAAGTTATAGTGACCATGGGCACCAGTTTTACCATTGTAATCATGCAACAATTTATGCGTCGCTTCAACACGATCAGAACCAGCAACTACGTGTAGGTGAGTAACACCCTGCTTATGTAAATCAGAAGCATGGGCTAAGTGATTTGGTTTCTCTTTAGAGCCAGCGGAAACATTAGTTCCAGGAAATGCATTCTTGGCATGCTTAACCTTCTGTTCTGGAGATAGAGGGTTCTTCTTAGCATCATGAGAGTGTGAAAGAACAACGCTATGTTCAGCGTTGTGCGCCTTGGCAACTTCATGAACCTTATTAACAACTTTCTCATGGCCAGAAGTGATTGGGTTCATTCTGGCGAATGCCATTACGTGATGTTTTTCTTGACTCATTTTGGCTGATTCCACTTTTTAACTTTTAGTAAATTGGCTTTGGCAAATTCAGAACGATTTACCAACTTAGTTGGTTGTTCTTTTCCATTATGAGTGTGGTTAACAACGAAGCCTTCTGGTTCTGTTTTCTTATCATCGATATGATGCTCAAGACCATTGGTATTCTTGTTAAGGTTTTTAACTAGAGTGTTCTTTGCTTGTTGCAAGTGATGATGCATAGTTAGCAAATTACTGTAGTGTTCTTTGTTCGCTTCGACATGGGCATTCTGAGATTCGCCTTCACTAGTATGTGCAGCTTTTGCCTTCTCAGTCTTAACAGAAGCAGCCTTCTTATCGAAGTGTGCTTTAACATGCTTCTTGAAACCTTCAACATTAGGCACTTCGTCGTTTCTAACAGTGCTGTTGATATATGTTCCTAGATGACCAGCTTCACCAGAATGCTTTGGATGAATAGCTGAATACATTTTAGAACCATGAGTGTCGTGGATTTCTTTGGCAGCGTTCATATGCTTATGGAACTCTGCTTGATCTTTTTCTGGATAATCAATCTTGCTAGTGTCATGGTTAGCAGTCTTCAAGTGAACATCTTTATGTTCTCCGAAGTTATGAGTATCTGGGTGTGGAGTAACATGCATCGCTTCAAGACTTTTCTTGTCTTTACCTTCACCATGTTCATACTTCTGGTGAACAGCAACACCGATCTTTGAACCAGCTGCCTTCTTGGCTTCTTCGCCTTTAGCGGTGTAAGTGATTGTGTTTGGAGTGAACTTTGAAGTTCCTGCTTTCTTATCATGCTCAACGTCACCATGGGAGTGAAGTAGATCGCCCTGATAAACACCTTTCTTTGGTGTTACTTTTGGTAGGTGATCAAGAGCAGCATGAAGTTTTGATGCAAGACCTGGAGCATGGCCATGGTTCTTTTCAATATCTTCATGAGTATGGTTAATCTTTGGGTCTTTGTTGAACGCACCTTTAGTGGCAACAAAGAACTTGTTATTCTTTGGGTGGTGACCAAACACAACTGATGGAGAACCATCATACTTCATAGTAAGGTTGCTATTGTGTCCACCAGCCTTCATATGCTCATGAGCCTGAGTCAATGCGCCATGGGCATGCTCAAAACCAGAGTGGCCATGAAACAAAGGACGGTCTTCAGCATGAGTAATATGCGTAAGTTTATCTGCTTCCGCTTCTTCTTTTAAGTATGTTTGAAAACTTTTCATTTATTATCCCAATGTTTTAGCAGATGACTTTAACCACCATGCATGCTTTTGATGTTTATCAATTCTATCAGCGATAAAATTACAAACACCCTGTTGTTTATTCTTATTACCGATCTCGAACACTTTATTTAGGCTGTCGATCACTTGTTGGTTTGCAGAGATTAAACTTGCAAGAATTTCTGAAAGTTTAACTTTTCTTTCATCTTCTTCTTCGATAGTTTTGAATTTATACAATGCGTCAATACTAACTGGTGGATAATCATCAAGTTTACGAAGCAACTCTGCAGTTGGGTCGATTGATTCATATACATCAGTGTATAGTTCTTCAAAGAAAGAATGGTATTGTGTGAAGTGCACACCCTCAACGTTCCAGTGGAATTGGTGCGCCTTATAGTATAGCACTGTTGCATTTGCCAACAGTACTTTGATTGATGTTTTTAATTCATCCATTATGGTAAATTCCCAACGCTAGAAAACGGATCGTACGGTTGGTGACCATCAGCAGGAGGAGCTGACTCTGGACCATTATCACCAGAGAAGTCATTCTGGTGAATATGGAATGAC